TCAAGGTCGGCGGTCAGAAGGTACTTCTTCGCCTCGTTGTAAATACGCCAGGCAGTAGCGGCCATTTAGTGCTCCTTTTCGGCCATCAAAGCCGCGTGCTTCAACATATGCGCGATAAGGCCGTCGCCGCGCACTTCCAAATTGAACCCGTCAATCGGGCCAAGAATGTACCGGATGATTTTAGGCAATTCATTGGCCTGAACCACCATCCACGGATGACAACGGAACGTCTTGCCGCCGACTTCCATTTCCACGACATGCGACGAGTCGTTTTCCGGCTGCTCATAGGCGTGGTGCTTGTCTTCCCGCAGGCAGGAATCCCAACCGAACACCTCGATATTGCGGAACCCGAGCATTGCCAGCACGACAAGCGAACGCCCGACAACGGTTGAACCGCCATAGATCGGATACCACTCGCGGTGCGTGTTTGTCTCTTTGCAGTGCTCGTCAAAGACTTCCTTGACGATCTCGGTATCGCCGGAGTGATAGATCCATGCCTGATCCTTCGGCACCTTCGCCACGGCTTCGTGCGCAGCTTGGCTCGAAAACAGGTATCGGCAGGTGTCAATCACCGGGTCAACGAAGCGCGCATTGAACTCGCGGGCGTCCACCATGAACTGCGCCGCAGGCTTGATGCCACGGTCGATCAGCCATTTGTACGTGCCGTTCACCGTGATGAACAGGGCGCCCGACTTGCCTAACTCGACAATCTCATCTTCGTGGTCGGCAAGAGAAGGACCGCCGGCCAGCAGATAGACCTTCGTCTGCTGTACCTCGTGCGGGCAAACCTCTTGCAGCCCGAGCTTGAGATTGGCGCGGATGTTCTCTCGAATGCGGTCTTCTGTGACGTTTAGGCCGGTTACCTTTGCATAATCGTCGCCATTTGCATAGACAGAGCAGTAAAACAATGCAGATTCACCGCAGTCCTGCTCCCAGTCGATCCGCGCGCCGAGCGCTTCGAGACGTTCTTTCCACCATGCGTGCGGCTGCACGGTCAGGTGCAGAGGCTCACCAGCGAGCGCCGGGCCGAAGTGATCCGGCATCGTGGAGATAGCGAAGAACGTCCGCCGTCCAGCACGCAGGATGTGCTCTAGAACGGTGTCAACATCCTCGGGTGCGATGTGTTCAAGGACGTCGGTGCAGTAGCCGAATTCCGCGACCTCGCCGACCGGTTGCCGCAGGTCGTGCTGACGGAACTCGATGCCGGTCAGCTTTCGAACTTCTGGATCAAGGCAGTTGCCAGCGAAGTCAAGCGCCAGAACGGGCACATTGGCAAGCGCGTGAATCAGCGCCGCGCCGCGCCCCGTGCCGCAGCCGAAGTCAATGACGCGGCCGTAGGGCTTTGCCTTCTCGATGAAGCGATACGCGAGCGCTTCGCCTGGCGCACTGTGCCGATACTCGGCGTGCGACCACATGCGCTCATAGAGGGCGGATTCGCTCACTGCGCCAGCTCCGAGTGAGTGGGCCTACCGTCAGGGCCGCGCACAAGCACGCGCTTGGCCTTGACTGCGGCTTCAAGGCTCTTTTGCCCATCGGCCATCTGCTTTTGCATGTCGGTCAGTTGCGCAAGTGCCTTGGTGACTTGCGCAAGCGTGCCGCCGATCAGCTTTTCAGCCTCTTCCTTGGTCATGTCTTGCGTCCTCGTGGCTTGCCGCTCCGCGTCCTTCTGCGCCGCGTCGTGGCCGATTTGGAGCAACTGGCTTTCGGTCTGCTTCTCAGCGGTCAAGCCTGCGATCTGCAACTTGACGGCGTTGTCCTGATCGTTCGTGTACTTCTTCATGTCAGCTTCAAGCGTGGCCTTCCACTGCTCAAGCTGTAGTTTCTGCGCGTCGATCTGTGCCTGGAACTCCGCTTTCATGCGCTCGCGCTCGCTGTCGCGCATGTCGTTGGACTGCTGAAGCTGGAGATTGGCTTGCAGTTCTTGCATGCGAAGTGCGTTTTCCTCGCGCTTCAGCATGATCTGCGCCTGAATCTCCTGCGCCTTGATCGCGGCTTGAGCCTGAGCCTTGGCTTGTTCCTTCACCACCTCAGGGTTAGGCTGCGGCGGGCGCGGCGGCTGGGTCGAAGGATCGTCCCAAAACTCGTTGGGGTCTTTGTAGCCAGCAGCCTGAGTCAAGCGCTTGAGGGTGTTGTAGACCTTGACCGGGCTCGCCAGGCCAAACGGCGCGGCTTGAGCCTGAATCTGTAGCACCTGTTGAAGGAACATCACCTGTGAGGCTTTGTCGCCTTGACCGAGGCCAACGCTGATCGTCATGTCGGCACGCTTGCGCCAGTGACGCGGGTCAACCGGAACCCAGCGGTTACGCAGGCGGACAATCTCAGGCTTTCGAGCGTGCTTCAGCGTGAGAGCGTGAATCCCTCGGAACAGCGCCTTGATGCCGGTTTCCGCAAACGTGCGAGCGATGAACTTGATGCGCTGTTGCGCTGCGCTGACGATAGCTTGATTCGTGCCAGCGCCAAGTGAGTTATTCAGGCTGTTGGAGTTAAGCCCCTGCATTGCCTCGCTTACGCCAGTGCGCTTAGAAGCGATGCGGTCGACGTATTCCATGACAGGCACAGCGACGTTTCCGGTCGTGCTGTGCTGTAGCGGCATGATGGCGTCGCCGAGGCTTCCGTCGACCCGAACCACGCCGCCAGGCCGGCTAACAAGCATGTCATCAAGGTTGACGCGGTTAACGTCAATCGCATGCCGTCCGTTGTTGGCTAGGTAGACGTTATCCAGCGTGCCACGGAGCAGAGCCGTCTTGATGTCCTGCAAGTCGAGCACCGCATCGGCCACGCTCAGGCCGTTGTGCTGGTGCGGAAGCGGGATCGGGCTCAGTGCGTAGAGCGTGACTTCATCGCACTCTTCGTCGCTCAGGATCGTCGAGCCGACCACGACAACACGGCGAAGCTCGGTCAGTCCGTCATCGTTGCCGTCATAGCGAATCCAGACGTTGCGCACCTTGAGTTGACGCGCGGCAGGGCTTGACTCTTCGCCTTCCTGATTCTTGAACGGGTTTAGCTCGTCGCGGTTCTGGTCTTGCCAGTCTTGAGTGCTGGACGAGTGATCCGACAGGTCGTCTTCAACATCGAAGCCTTCGTCACGAAGCTGGGAGATCGTCTTGTATTCCCAGTATTCGCAGAAGTCGAGGCGCGGGTCTTGGAGGTTCAGGCCACGGGAGTTCTGCGAGACAAGCACGCGTTCAGGCGGGACATTCTCAAACTTGGCGCATCCGTACTCAGATTTCCGCTCTAGCGTCACCTCATACGTGCCGTCTTCGTCCTGCTCGCCTTCGATGATCTGCACTTCTGGGTCTTGCAATAGCAAGGCAAGTTCATCGGCGGTCAGGCCTTCGTACTCTTCCTTGGTGCGGTCCTCGTGCTCATCGTAGAAGGCGACGACATAGCCCGTTTTCTGAAGCAGCGCGTCATGCTGCCAGCCAGTGAAGACGGTGAACCAGTCGTTCTTTTCCGTGATGATGTAGTTCACATACTCGGTTTCCTGCTCGGCGCTTTGAACGTCTTCAGGCCCGCGAGGGGTAAACATCACCACTTGATCGCCACCGCAGAAGATTTCAGCGATCTGCGGCTTGATCCATTCCACGGTATCCCAAACGTCGCGGCTGACAACCTGGGAGCGACCTTCAACCTCGTTGCCCATCGGGCGGCCGAGGTAGTAGTCGAGCGCTTTGCTGCGGTCGTCGGCGAGATTCCCATAGCTATCCGCTAGGGTTTCGTGGCGTTCAATCGCCGCTAGCAGTGAGTCGCTCATTCTTGGGACGGCCGGGGCCGCGTTTGGCTTCCAGTGTTTCTACTCGCTCATGTAGAGCAATGTACTTTGCAAGAATGTAGTCATATCGAGTCTCGACGGAAGCCATGCGGTCCCGGAGTGTTTCGATTTCCTGACGTAGCGCCTTGAGTTCGATTAGTTGGCCGATGCGGCTCATAGGGCCTCTGTGGGCGCGCTATATTAGATCATATTACCCCACCAGCGGGGTATTTGATCGGTTTCATGTCTTCGTTGGTCATCATCGGCGCAGAAACGGCAATGTACCGGTAGTTATCGGCGCCGTGGCTGTTCGCGTCGTGAACCGGTGCGCCAGGCTCGCCAGTTGTTTCCGGGATGCCTCGCTTGTAACGCTTGAGGCGGTTTACCAGCAAACCAGCCTTGGTTTTGTCGAAGTAGCAGCGCGGAAACATGGCGCGCGCTTCCTTGATGCCGGTTTCAATCGCCTTGTTCGGCGCCTGATGAACTGACCACTTCAGTTCCCGCATGATTTGAATCGCGCTTTTCCCGGTCTTGTAGTCCCCGTGTGCGCCATCGTGAGGGAGGAACATCTTCCCCCAGTTGTAATGCCGATTCCGATACTCGGCGCTCATCCAGTCAAGCGTACGGTGATCTTCCTCGAAGTACTCAATGACGCGGATTTCTGACAGGTGGCGCTGCACAAAGGAGGTCGCCATCAGGTCATTCCAGCCCAGGTCTAGGACTACGTGAACTTTGAACTTCGGGTCATACGGGACATTGCAAACGCGGCCGGCTTCAATGGCTTCCCGCACCTCGTTGGCGTAGATAGCGCCATCAACCGCAGCCTTACAAGCGCCTTCCCATATGTTTTCATACTCATCCTTGGGAAGCGTGCGTTGCGCGTGCGCGCGCTCCTGCTCTAGAACTGACGGAAACCAGGGGTTGTCGTGGTAGTTGACCTTTACGCAGACGGCTTCCGGTGGCGTATTCACCACGAAGCGCGCGTAAGTCTCGTCGTCGTCTAGCTCCGGATTGAAGCTAACCCAAATCTCCGACTGTTCTTTACGGATCGTCGGGATCAGGATGGTCCAAGAGCGCTTGGTGACTTTCTGCGCCTCTTCTACCCAACAGCGATCAATGCCTTCATAGGACTTGATCGACTCGATTGTCTGAGTGCTCAGGCCTGCAAACAGAAATTCAGAGCCGTTGCGGCCCCGAATCGTCGTCTCTAGCACCTCGTAAAAGCTGCCAAGCCCGAGCGCCTGGATTTGGTCGCTCAGTAGCTTGTGCACGCTGTCTTTGATGGACTTCTGCACTTCCCGAGTACAGAGCACCCGCAGCGGCTTCTGTGCGGCTTGGATCAGCAGAGCGCGAGCGTAGCCCCATGACTTGCCGGAACCTCGACCGCCATAAGCGACCTTGTATCGCTTCGGCTCAAACAGGAATCGGAGCTTTGCCGGGAACTCTGCGTTCACTTGAACGTGACGCTAATACTCAGCGGCCCGCCATCATGACCAGCATGGCTCAGGTCCAGCTTATCGCCGTAGACCTTAGGCCGAAGCTTGCCTGCCATCCATTTGCGCGCTTCTAGGCGCAATTTGCTGCGCTGCACATGCTCGCCGTTGAACTGCCACCCAGGGCTGTCACCGCCGTTGCGTTCCATCCAATCATTCTTGGCGTCGTCGGCGATTTCGAGCATTTCCTCGAACAGCGTGTCTGCTTGGGCTTCCCGTGCGCGCGCGTATTGCTCTTGGAACGCCTTGTCTTCAGTAAGCCACCGGAACACCGTAGGCATGGAAGGCATGCCGTCTAGCTTCGCAATCTCCCGAATGCTTTTCCCGCTGGCGATGTGCTCGCACACTGCGTCTTTCACATCTGGCGCGTACATGACTTCCCTACTGGGCGTGGTCTAGATGCAACGATTCTAAAGCAAAACGCCCGCTGTTAAGCAGGCGTCATGCCGAGCAGGCGGTCACGTCAACCCTTGAAACCGCTTCGTATCCGGGTTTCTGCTCTTTGCGCATACCATAGTGTAGCGGATGGTTATTCTGTGGGCAAGTTATCAACAGGCTTGCGTCAGTGGTCACCAACATCCTGAGAGGGGCGCGGGGGAGAGTTAACCCCGCTGGGTCCGGCTGCTGTCAGGCGAAAGCCGAAAAGCAGCCGAAGTCAGTAGCCTACCGGATGTCAAGTGGGCTAGTCTCGCGCCACGATTACCTAACGCCTTACGCAACAACGAAAACTCCTTGAAGATCAACGGCTTGCGAGTCGCACTACGTAATGGCTTACGTAATCGCAGCATATGACCATGCGCGCTAGTCGGAAACCTCTATCCGCGCTTGATACGTCTTCACAGGCCCGCGCTCTTGCCCGTACTCCCACGTCACCCGAGGGTCGCGGTCGTCAACGCCTAGCCAGTCTGCTACGCCATCGCGGCAGGCCTTGAAAGCGCTTCGGAGGTTGTCGTCATCAAGCATCCGAGGCGCGATCCGGGTCAGCTTCACGGTTACCGGCCCCATGAGCCGTGGCGCCTTGTCTGCGGCCTTCAGCTCTGCCCACGCAAGGATGCGCTGTGACTTAGCCCGGGTGGCCTTGGTTGCCCAATGCTCGCGCATATTGGCAACGGACACCAAGCGCATGGGGATGGTTACGGTGATGTGCATGGCGGAAAGTCTGCGGAAGTCGTCTAAATCACGTTGGGCGTCTTGCGGCGTGCCAACTCTGCTGCGCACATCGTGATGGCGCGCCGAGTGGCTGCCAGTGCATCGGTGCCATAGGGCTCCACCACTTCCACGCCGTCACCTTCCTGCGCATCGTGGTCCCACACCGGCTTGCGCACGATCACTGAATGCTTGGGCTCGTCGTACATCGGGTACGCGGTCACTTGCAGGCCGATCCGAACGGCCAGCACTAGCGCATCCTCGTTGTTCTCCAGCGGGTTCCAGGGGCGCTCGCCCATTCCGTTCGGCATCACCCACGGGTATGGATGGCCGTTCGACTGCGCGGCGCGCATCAACAGTTCGTCTTTCATGCTTTCTCCTTCGCGGCTTTAGCCTCATAGCAGCCCGGATGGATAACCCAATACCCGCTCATGGCGCCGCCACCGTTGGCGCACGCCACGCTGCCGCAGTGCGTGCATGTAGTTGCGCGCTCCGGCGCCGGCCGCCCAACAGGCCGCTCAACCGGAGTACCAACGGCCGGCAACTCATCAGCGTTTCTTACAGGTTGGCTCATGGCCGTTGGTCCCCGGTTAGCTTTGCGTTGGGCGTCTTGCGGCCCACCAGCAGGTCTTGCCCTGCGTCGGTCACGCGGTACACCGGATCGCCGCCGGACAGCGGGCCGCCACTGCGCTTCGTCATCAGCCCAGCGGCTACCAGCGCCTCGCAGTCGTCGTAGTCGTCGCTGCCAGGGCCGGTGCAGAAGTGGTTGCGCCAGCCAGGCCGGGTACGGCGGCCAAAGCCCAGCGCGTGGCGCATGATGTCGCGCTGCTTGTCACTGATACTCGTCATCGTCATCGCTCCATTGGTGGCACAGGCATGTGCACGCCTCGCCGTAGTGGTCCATGCCGTAGCGGATCGCGGCGCACTGCACCGAGTCGCGGTCTAGGCACGCGCAACCGTAGGTTCCTCTCGGCCCATCGGCGTCCGTGGCTTCGTCCACCGGCCGCCCAACTGACGGTTCGAGCGGACCCGCAACAGCGGGCCGCAGTGTGGTGTTACTCATGACCTTCCTCGCGCTGTTGCGGTCCGCTCAACCTAGCGTTAGGCCCCAAAACCAGCCGCGCGGCGTGCGTCGCTGCTTGGAGTTCCTGCACTTCATCGGATCTCCAGTCTTC